TCTGCAGGACCGGGGAGGTGGCAGAGTGGTCGAATGCGGCGGTCTTGAAAACCGTTGAACGTGAGAGCGTTCCCAGGGTTCGAATCCCTGTCTCCCCGCCACAAAATCAATGGGTTACGGTCTTTCAGACAGACTTGGGAAAACGCCGAAATTTGCCGGTTTCCCCAAAAGTTTCCCACTTTCACGTTTTGCCCCATTTTTGTTCTCGCAGGTTTTGAGCCTCTTTCGCGAGGCGTTTTTGGCTCGCACCCTTGGAGTATTTTTGCACCATCGAGAGGCTCTTGTGGCCTGTGATTGCCGCGATCTGATGGTCGGTGCAGCCCGCCTCTGCAAGCTCACCCGCAGCACTATACCGGAGCCCGTGGAGAGAGTAGTCCATCAGACCAGCTGCTCTGCGCACACGAATAACCTGTTTTTGCAACTGATCATAATTCAGCTGATGGCCCGACTCATCTGTCAAAATGAAGCGTGACTTTGAGGTGTCGACCCCAGCGAGAACACCAGAGAGCCGCTTTGTGAAGGGGATCCAGAGCCGAACATTCGTTTTGCCTTGAGTGACCCCAATACCCCCATCTTCGATATGGCCCCACTCCATTCTCGTGAGGTCTGATGCGCGTTGCCCCGTGCCAAGAGCAAGCTCAAAAATCAGCAAGGCTAATCCATCCGCCTGTTCGCGATAGGCCGCAATAGCAGTCGCTGGCCAAGGCTTGTGCCCCTCCCCCGTCTTAATCTTTGCGATGCCCTTCGCCGGGTTCTCGCGCTGCCAGTCTAAATCGATTGCATGCTCAAATAGGATCGACAGCATGTGAGGAATATAATTTGCAAAGCGCGCCCGGTGACGATTCGCCATCTGCGCCTCGATTACAACAGAGCGGCGCATTTTGGTCGGGTCACGATCCCCGATCGTATCGGCGATATACTCGAGCACCTTCGAGTAGTCCGCTCTGGTCCTGGAAGCCAACCTCTCCCATCGCGGAGAAAGCTTGTAAGATGCAATCAGCTTGTGAAACGTGAGGCGGTTCGACAAACGCCCCTCCCCTCTCATCAAACGCCAATATGCTATGTCATACTCTTCACTTTCTGGATCGTCTGGCAGCCGGACATAAGCGCCATCTTTGCGAAAGTACTGATACGTCTTTCCTTTGACCACTTTTGTGATCGCATGTTTCTTTTTCACCATTTGACGTCTTCATAGCCGTGAACCATCTGGCCGCGCACAACTGCGCGAAGCTCCTCTGCATCCCAGCGGTCAAACGATCCGATCTGCCTCGGCCGAGGCAGTACTCCCTTGCGTACGAGATCACGAAATTGCCTGACGTCCATGTCAAACATCTTTGCTGCGGACTTCTCCCCAACAGCGATCGGAAATAGTTCGGCCATTAAATAGCTTCCCCCACGGATGTGTTAATGCGGGACTGGCGGCCAATTCGCGTTGAACTCAGTTTTGATGGGACCTGCATCATAGAACCTATTGGAATTCCGCCCCCGGGGCGCATGTTGTTGCGCGTGAGTGGTGGTCACGCCTCGGGCGCTGCCTTTATGTGTCAGTTTGGTGTAGGGATATCAGCGCGTTGCTGGCGCGAGGGATTGCCCATTGTAGGGGCAATCAGGGCGGCCATCGCTGGCGCGGCGGGGCATGCGCGCAGAGGCGGTTTTGATCCAACCGCTCAGCGCGCTTTGGCGGGATGTGCCAGTGCATTGAATGCCCATCAGATCAACCAGCCAGAGCGCTTCATCGTGGGTCCACGCATCTGACATGGGCGCAGTGATGCGCCCGCCGAGGGCTGAGAACTGTTCGGACGTCTGGCGCATCGCTGTCGCTCTGAGGGTCTCCGCCGCGGCATAGAGCGCGAGGGTGTCGATCGCGGTGGATGATGCGCGGGCGGTGGGCAACTTGGAGGATTGATCCGCCCGCGCCAGATCCGCACCAGGCGCCTGGTGCGAAACCTCGGTGTTGTCTGCGCCGCGCAATCCTCCAACGCGGCTCAGGTGTTCAGTGGCCTCAGACGGGCGGAGCCCGTGGGGGTCGTCCGCCATGGGTGCGGAACCTTGAGAGATAGGGTTTGTCATTGCGGGTGCGCCTTGCCTTACGCCGCATGGGGGCCATGCGGGGTGATCTGGCGATCTGCCATGACGCGGCGCACCTTGTGGCCGACACGCTCCAAAACCTGTTCTGTCGGCTCTGGCGTCGGCGCCGGGCGCTCAACCAGATGCGCGGCCCGCAGGCGTGCGGGGTCAAAGCCCTGGCCGCGCGCGGCCTTCAGCGTTGCCCAGGCCGTTACGAAGAGGTGCGGGCTGTCGAGGTGTTCCTCGGGCGAGCCTGCGATCTGCTGCGCGTCCCGCAGCACGGTTTCCAGTCTGTCTTGCATTCAATCCTCCATCGGTTGATGAACATACGATAATTCACATTATGTGGATATTGCAATACGAAAAACACAATTTGTGGATTTTTGGATTTCACCAAGTGATTCAACGCTCTAAAAATCTAGTGAACGTGCCTCTTTGGAAGAGCGATTGACCTGTGTCGGTGCGAAGTTCTATCCATAGAACAAAAAGAGAACACGCAACAGGCAAAGAGCGTATGAAGGTAGTAGATAAGAGGTTAGACAGGATGATTGAGATCGCAGATGAGCTGAATGTGCCTCTGGATCACGTCGTGAAGCACATAGGCCGGTGCGATCAGAGGACTTTCGAAGCAGTCTCTGACAGCCCGTCCCTTCTGCCACGGTATATGAAATCTAAGGTCACACCGTAGGTTTCACAGAGTCTTTCGGCGCTTTCTACGGGGATACGCCGGAGACCCTTCTCCCAGTTATTCACTTGAGTCGCATTGAAGCCGTGCTTGGCAGCCCATTCCTTTTGGTTCGCATCGGGAGCGAACGCTTTGCGAATGGCAACTAGGCGATCAGCGATCTCGGGGTAGGATTTGTTGGCTATGTTCATAGGTTCTTTGGATCACATTTTGTGAATTTTGGGCAAACCACAAAATGTGGACTTGAGCAAATCCACAAAAAGTGGATATTGCACTTATGATGAACGTTTCCCAGATAGCCGACGTGATCGGCAGAAAAGAGATCGCAGATACCGTCAGCGTTGGGCCTACAGCCGTGAGCAATGCGATTGCGCGAGGGGCCTTCCCTGCGTCGTGGTATCTGAGCATCAAGGTTTTGTGTGAGGCTCGGGGCGTAAATTGCGAAACCGCATGGTTCGCAATGGTGCGGCCCTCCTCGCAAAAGGACGCAGCCGCATGAGCCGCCCGCGTCTAACTCTGATTGTGAACAATGATGTGCCATGCGACCAGCGTGGCACGTCTGCCGACCAAGCGTCTTGGTCAAATCAGTTGGATCCTTATGCGCTGAAGGTGAGCGCACCTGACCTTTGGTCGGCCTACTTCCACGCGCGGTTTCACAGCCCGCGCGAGGTGGCGCTGTTCTGCGATGTGTCGTTTCAGACAGCGCTCAACTGGTGGGGCGCGGTGACAGCGCCCGCCAGCCATACCGCTTTGCTGATGATCCTCACCGATCCCGGCGCGGCGGCGTTCTTTCAAGATCAAATGGCGAGGGCCGCATGATGGCGCAGAAATCCTCACCCCGGATCGAGCGGATCGCCTATCAGATCTGGTGGCTGATCCAGGACAGCGCGGGGGAATGCACCTTGGCGGATATGGCCGAGTTCACCGGGGCTTCGATGCGCACCTGTTCTCAGGTGTGCCGCTATCGCGGCTGGGCCGGGTCCTATCGCAAGATGCCGCCGCGCAGTGTGGTGGATGACGGTCCGCAAATGATCGAGGCGCTTGATAGCGAGCTGTCCGCTCTGTTCGGGGAGGCCGCCTGATGTTGAACGCTGCTGGACTACAGCCCGTCTCGACCGATGATCTGCCAGAGTATCCGCTGGGCATCGAGGATCGGCTGGACAGCCATTACTTCATGGCTTGGGAACGGCGGCGCTGGCTCAACTCCGATATGCGCCTCAAAGGTACGCCAGAGTGCCGGGCGCTCTATTTCGATCTGATCAATATCTCTTACGATCAGACGCCAGTCGGCACCGTGCCGCAGGATCTGGAGACGCTGGCGAAGCTCTTGCTGGTGGATCCCGGGCACTTTCGGGCGCTGTGCAAGCTGGACTATGGCCCGCTGCACAAATGGACGCCGTGCATCTGCGAAGGCGGCGAGGTGCGGCTAATGCACCCGATGGTGCTGCGCACCCTCACCGAGGCGCTGTCACGCAAAGAGGATAACCGCGCCAAGCATGAGGCTGCCAATGCGGCCAAGCGCTTGCAGCGGCTGCGCTCCACGGTGGCAGGTTATCACGCGGAGCTCGCGAAGAATGACGCCGCCATCCGCTGGATGGATGAGTGGCTAGTCCAAGAGGGCTGCGAATACCGCAACGCCACTTGGATCGAGCGCGCCATGCAGTCCTGGTCAACGCATATGTTTGACCTCGGGCAAGCGCGCTCCGGAACCTACCGAACAATGTCCTGACACTGTCCAAGACTGTCCGGCGGACAGTTCGAGACAGTCTCGGACAGTCTCAGACTGTCCTGCACGACAGGGATAGAGACAGAGACATAACAAAACAGAAGGCTAGTTGCCGGACACATTGACGTCGGTGGCTGTGGATAACTCGGAATTGCTGAGAATGAGGTGCAGAAATGGATGCAAAAGAACAGGCAGCCGGTGAGGCGCGGGTGCAGGAATTGTTGATCACGCCGCTGGAGGCGTTGGGGCTGGCGCGGCCCTCGACGCTGACCAAGGCGCAGTTTGCGGTGATGCTGGGCGAGTTGCGCCAGAAGCTGGCGTATATGACACCCGCCAGCCTCGCGGTGCTGAGAGATTGGGTCGAGGCACACCCCGGTGGCAAAGATAAGGACCGGTTTCCGATTGGGCTCAAGATCCTGAACCAGGCGCGCGAGGTCCAGCCGCCGGAGAGCGGGCCATCGCCGCTGATGCTCAAGGTCTTCGCGCATCCGCTCGGGCAAGAGGCTCTGGCCGGTGGCTGGGCGCCTGAGCTGCTGGGCTATTTGAGGGGCGCGCGGGAATGGCCGGGGCGCTACACCGTTACACAGATCCGCAATGAGGCGGATGGCGCGGTGCGCCGGATGGCGGATCTTGAGATGCGTATTGGCCGTGGGGATCGGTTGTCGATCGAGGATGAGAGCTTTCGCGCCCGTCGGTCTGAGGCGCTGCAGAAATGCCGGGAGATTGCAGACCAGGCGCAGCGGGGTGCAGCAGCATGAGCGAGCATGTTGTGATCGTGGCACCTGATGGCGTAGCGGATCTGACCCCGGTGGCAAAATTCCTGGCAGCGCGCCAAATGCGCCTGAAGGCGGAGGCCGATCGCATCCAGGCAGTAAAAGCACAGGGTTACGTGCCGGAGGTCTGCGGTGATGCGATCCCCGAGGCTCCGGCCCGGGGAGCAATCCGCGTATTCCAACCGATGAGTCTGTTTCCCGATGGTGAAAACGACTGGGTCGCGCGCCCTTCGGGCTATCGTGGCCGGTCGGCCATGCAGCGGGCGGATGTGTTCGATGTGATGGCGGCCAAGGCGGCCAGTAACGGCAAGCCCGCGCCCTTCACCCGCGAGCAGGTTGCGGCGGGCCGGTACTATCGGGATTTGGTCGAGCGCCACGCAAGTGCCGGTGTCCGGTGTTCATCTGTCGAGGCCATCCGCAGCGGCGGAGGTGGTGGCAGTGGCAGCTTCATCGACGCGGTGCTGCGCGATCGCGAAGAAATCGAGCGAATCCGCAGGCGCATCGGTACTGGCACTGCCTTGGCCGTGCGCAAGATCCGCCCGTCCAAACGGGGCTCACGCGTGAACATCACGGATCGGCGACTGGTGGATATGGTGTGCCTGGAGGATAAGCCGATCAGCGCAGTGCTACGGGCACATGGGTGGAGTGTCCGGGGGCAGACGTCCGGTGCGGTGCGACAGGCTTTGGCTGAGGTGTTGGATCGGATGGGTATGTGATGGTTTGGCCAACCCGAACATAGTATTCTTCTACCATACACCACGACATGGAGCGTTTGAGATAGCGGTAGGGTTCGTGCAACCGGTTCCGTGACAACGAAGTCCGGCTCCAGCTTCATGCATAGGTCCACGAGCTCGGCGGTTTCCTGAAGCGTGGCGAGTTGCTCGAGGAAGTGGCCGACTGGTTGCTGAAAAGTATCCAAAGCCGCCTCATCAGAATCGGAGAAGGTGTCGTGCGCCATGCGCGCGAGATCACCTTCCGGCTGGCAGAGGTAGTTTTGCCTGGCAACATCTTCACCCAAATCCTCGACGCCATCCGTGTCCTCGAGCCACCGCCGAGGTCTGCATGAGGGTCATTGTATCGAGGTCAAAAAAAGCGGCGCGATGGATTCGTTTTGGCGCGGCCCTAATGGGCCAAAATGCGAGGGAGGCTCCGAAAACACAGCTGCACAACGCTCACAATCGATGATCTGGCGCCCATCGCGACCGCCAGAGTTGAAAGCACCTATAAAAACGGGCAAGTTCGCTGAAGCGACAAGCTATTTGGGGAGTATTTGCTAGAGGTAATCGCACAGACTTGCAATTGACCCAATGCGCAGCTCGCTTTCACGACAGAAAAATACAAAAAAATAACAGGGAAATTAAGATGGGAATTGTACTAAACGAAACGCTTTACGCCTACGAATTCAGGGTCGAGACGGATCGCACCAAAGACGCAGGCACTGACAACAGACCCGATATCAAATTCTACGGCACCAGGGGCAGCTCCGGCTGGCAGAAACTTGGAAATCTATATGGAACCGACGAGTTGGAGAAGGGGGATGAGAATGTCTGGTGGTTTATGGGCGGCGATCACAACCTTACCTGGACTGGTGGTGACACCGAGAAATTGCGCCCCTCAGATGACGTTGGAGATATCGTGGCAGTCCGCCTGCGCAATACGGGCCACGACAAATGGCGGCCTCTGCGCTGCTGGGTCACGCGTCATGTCATATCCGGGTATAAACTCAATGGAAGCCCAATTTCAGAGGCTCAGTATCTGGCGGCCAAAGCGGGGCTAATGACGAATGTGGACTTTGCCACCAGCGCCGTTTCAACCGCTTTCATTCCCACCCTATTTGGCGATGAAAACGACGCCTCTACCAGAAACAAACATGGATTGGAGGTCCACACCGGTGACGGCGATGTGCTTGAAAAAACATTCTATGCTGAGGATTTCGGCAAGTTTGTTGATGATCCCCAGCTGGATGAGGTCGCAAATCGAGGATTCACGATCTGGTATCCGATCGACAACAGCAACAACAGCCTGAAAGAAGACGCATCCGTTGACGCCAAAATAGAAATCAACCGGTCGCACACTTATAACTTGGCCACGGCCTTTGAATCCGAGACCTCGCTGAGGCTTCTGTACAAAACGGCCACCGAAACCGAAAAAGGCGGTACCGCTGGCCTGCCGAGCCTCATGGCCTCAATGGAGTTTGAATCTGAGGTTGCAAGCCGCTTCACCAGTAGTGTTGAGACCGAGGAAACAAAGGTTGATAGCGTGTCCACAACGCTTGCGATAGAGAAAGAGCTGAACCTGCCGCCCTATTGCGTGATGTTTGTGGGCACACATATCAAGCCGGATGTCCGTGCCGGGTACCTCCATGTGTCGGACAACATTCGTATTCCAGTGGCCCTGTCCAAAAACGCGGTCCCCTTGGCCAGTCACCCCGTCTTCTCTGATGGTCAGGCCGTGATCACTAAATCGGATCACGACAATGGTATCAACAACGCCAACGCAGCGCAGAAACGAGGCTGGAAGGAGGTCACAGGTACAGATTGGCCACCGGAAGGCTGGAAGAAGTAACCGAGACAACCCTTGAACCGTGCAATTGCCCGTACGGCTGCCCGGGTCACACTGTTACCGACTTTGCTTTCTGCCTTTGGGCTTAGGGCGTAGGGTCATCGGTGGCCTCGCTGGTGTCCTGTCAGGAAGGGCACTGGCGGAGCGACACGCCTGCGTCGGTGTCCGGTGCTCAACTATCGAGGTACTCCACAGCGGTGGTGGTGGCGGCAGTGCCACCTTCATCGATGCAGTGCTGCGGGATCGCGAAGAAATCGAACGGATCCGCAGGCACATCAGTGCTGGCACATCGATGGCCGTGCGCAAGATCCGCCCGTCCAAACGCGGTTCACGCGTGAACATCACGGATTGGCAGCTGGTGGATATGGTGTGTCTGGAGGATAAGCCAATTAGCGCGGTACTACGGGCACATGGGTGGAGTGTCCGGGGACAGACATCCGGTGCAGTGCGACAGGCGTTGGCTGAGGTGTTGGATCGGATGGGGACGTGATGGTTGAAATCAGCCCATCGGAGACACCCCCTAGAGCAACGGGGAACGGGAACCTGCCGGCAGATTGGGCGGGGAGCGCCAGTTCGCTACGCCGACTCGCAGAATTCTTCCGCGCGAGCTCTCTCTCATGCTGGAGTATGGGAACTTACCGTTGTGCAGGCTCGTGGGGGCGAATAAGATGTTTGCCAATGCGATTGAGGATGGCACATGACTGTTGATGTTGATTTTGGGAACGAAGAAGAAGCCGGGGGTGAGCCGGACCAGTTGGCGCAGATTGATCCGGAAGAATTTCTGGCCCAAAATACGTTTCGGATTGTCTATCAGTCGAACAATTTCTTCCTGCCTCAAATTAGACACATGATCGAAGCGGGTGACGCCATAAATCTTCGCCCTGAATACCAACGCAGACTGCGTTGGAGCAATGGCCAAAAGTCGAAGCTTATTGAATCCCTTCTGCTTAACATCCCTATCCCGCCCGTGTTCTTTTACGAGAGCGACGCTGCCAGGTATGAAGTTATGGACGGGCAGCAGCGGATGAACGCTATTCGTGAGTTTTTCTCCGGAGATTTCCGTCTCAGCGGATTAAAAGTTCTTACTCCACTCAATGGCCTGACTTACTCCAAATGCCCTCCCCGGGTTAAGCGCACACTTGATCGCGCATCTATTTCCGCGATTGTGCTATTGATGGAAAGCGAGAGAGAGAAACCTACCCAAGGACAGTTGTCGCTCACCGATATTCGTCGCCTCGTCTTCGATCGACTGAATACGGGTGGGATGAAGCTCAACCCCCAGGAAATTCGGAACGCCCTCAATCCCGGACCGTTCAACGAAGCCATCATCCGACTAAGCAGGATGAAGAAATTCACCGATGTCTTCGGCATCCCCGCCTATACTGAAAATGATGTTGAAGACTTCTATGAGAATCCGACACGGCAAAAAAATTCGCTTTATTCGTCTATGCGAGACTGTGAGTTGATCCTCCGCTTTTTTGCGTTGAAGGATGAGGAAAACATTCGAGGCTCCATGAAAGCAATGCTTGATCGAGCAATGGAGGTTGAATACTCCCAAGAGCAGGCAATGGCAGCAGAAGACGAATTCAGGACGATTTTTGAGTTTTGCTTCAATCTGTTCGATGGAGAACCTTTCGAGATTTCGACCCCGGGGGAAGAGAAATCTAAGGTGTCCGCGGCTCTTTACGATGCCTGCATGGTGGCCGCATCTCGCTTGAAAGACAGCTCGGGCGAGATCATGGACGACAAAGAAAATGTTCAAAAACGCCTTGTTGACGCTGTTCAAGATGACGAACAATACGAGATCATTGTTGGCAGGGGCAACACAGCGGAAGCAGTGCGGGATCGGATCGATTTACTTCAAAATATACTGCAGCCTACCTGATTTCAAATGACCGTTTTCTCTGTCATCAAGGATGACTTCCTCGAAGAGCTCGATTCAATCGGTGCGCTGGTCGATGCTTTCGATCAGCCAGGCTCTGTCGCAAAAACCCGTGTCGCATCAGTGAACTCTTCGGTTCTTCTTCTGGCTGCGACGTTCGAAGAATTCATCAGAGAGATGGCGAAGGAATATGCTCGCTGGGTGGTCTCTGAGGCGGAAAATGTTGAAGACCTGCCATCTAAGCTCACTGAAACAGCGTGGAAACGGACTCTCGAGGGGCTCGCCAGAGCCAAGCTGAAGATCAACGGAACGAGTGTGCTTGAGACAGTGTCCCGGACATCCAAAACAAAGTTCGACGCGGTGTGTGGTTTCATTTCAGGAGATTTATCGCAGGAGATATTTGACGATCTCATCCACAATGAAAACAACATGCGATCCGGAGAATTGAACTCAATGTTCAAAGTCAGCGGATTGAGTAACGCCTGCACAAAAATTTGTGAAAGAGACGAGATCCAGCATTTTTTCTCCGAAACGGAGGCGGGTGTTGCCCATGGGCTTTTCATCAGCCAGAACGATGAGTTCTTCGAAAGACGAAATGCAATTGCGCATTCTCTAAATGCTGGAAGCTCTGTTGCTCCAGATCAGGTCCGGACAGACATTGCGTTTTTTAAGGCGACGGCGTTGTCGCTGTCCGCCCTATTGGATCAGCTTACAACTTCGTAAATAAAATGATACACGCCACAGTGCTCGAAGAAGTATAAAATCTCTGAGCCGCTGCATCGCAGCATTTATGATAGATAAATGTCGGCTTTGGGCCGGTCGCGTCGATCACTGAGTCGGGCAATACCGACTTTCCCAAGAGCGCCATCTAAGCACCCTCCTCACATCCCCCCTTGACGGTTCCGTCACCGGCGTGCCAGTAAATATGCATCATCACTGATTGCGCCCACGGGAAACCGTCGGGCGCTTTTGCGTTCCGGGGGTATGGTATGACGGCACGGAGCGAGTATCACCATTTGTACAACCTTTCGGCTTGGCGGCGTCGGTTGCGGCCTGAGCATCTGGCGCGGGAGCCACTGTGCCGGGCGTGTCTGACACGCGGGATCTTGAACGATGGCAGCTTGACGGCGTCGGGATCTCGACAGGGGAACCCAAAGCGCTGCCGCCTGGTGGTGGATCATGTGATCCCGCATCGGGGTGATCCGGCGCTGTTTCTGGATCCGGGCAATTTGCAGACGCTGTGCCCGGATGATCATGATCAGAACAAACAACGGCTGGAGGCGCGCGGGTACTCGGAAGAGCGCGGCGCGGATGGCTGGCCGGTGGATCCACAGCATCCCGCCAACCGCTGACGCAGCGGAGCAAATGCCCCGGGGGGAGGGTCCGAAGGAATTCCGGAAGCACTGGCAACCGGAGGGGGAGCCTTTTTCTGCGCAAAATGGAAATTGAATAGAAAAAGCCACATGAACAAGGAGTTGATCGGGATATGCGAGGGCGCAGACCGGCAGAGGAAAAAGTTGTGGCCCTCGCAGAAGAGGGTGCGCCGCTTCACAATCTGGAAGAGCGGGCGCGGATGCGCCTCGAGGAGATCCGGCCCGAGGGGCTGAACGGCGAGCTGCGCTGGACCTTTGACCGGCTGGCGCTGCCGCTGTGTCATCCGACCGTCGATCGGCTGAAGCCCAGCAATGTGATGATGTTCAAACAGCTCTGCAAAGCGGTGCTGCGGTTTGAACGTCTGGAGCTGGAACTGGAGGAGACCGGCGAGACCTATCAGAGCGAGACGCGCAACGGGGTGCAGATCAAGGCGCGGCCTGAGGTGGCGCAGCTCAATGAGACCTTCCGACAGATCCGTGGGCTGGCCAATGACTTTGGCATGACGCCTGCAGCGGAGCGGGGGCTCTCGGGCGCGGGCCAGATGGGATTTAACTTCGCCGATCCCAATGGGCCCGAGAGCTATCTGACGTGAGCGCATCTTGCGTGCGGGTCTCGGCCAGCGAGGATCCGGTGACAGCCTGGGCGCAAGCGGTTGTGGCCGGTGAGGTTGTGGCCGGGCCTTATGTGCGGGCGGCAGCGGCGCGGCATTTGCGTGATCTGATCGAGGGCCCCAAGCGCGGGCTCAAATGGGATCTGGCGGCAGCGCTGCGGGCGATCCGCTTCTTTCCGCAGGTGCTACGGCTCAATGGCGGGCAGTTCGAAGGGCGGCCCTTTGAGCTGCACCCAAGCCAGGCGTTCCGGATCGGCTCGCTCTTTGGCTGGCAAAAATACAGCGCCCAACACGGCGCGTGGCTCCGGCGGTTCACGCGGTTTTACGATGAGGAAGGCAAGGGCAACGGCAAGTCGCCGATGCTGGGCGGCATTGGCCTTTACATGATGGTGGCCGATGGCGAGCCGCGGGCCGAGATCTATGCGGCAGCGGCCAAGAAGGACCAGGCGGGGATCCTGTTCCAGGATGCGGTGGCGATGGTGGATCAATCGCCGGTGCTGAAGCGGACGGTGCAGCAGCAAGGGGGAAACCCCGTCTGGCAGATGACCTACCGGGGGCGCAGCGGCGACAAGCGCAAGTTCAAACCGCTCTCTGCGGAAAAGGCTCAATCCGGCCCGCGTCCCCATTGTGCGCTCACCGATGAGGTGCATGAACATCCCAACCGGGATGTGATCGATATGCTGGAGCGGGGCTTTAAGTTCCGCAAACAGCCGCTGTTGTGTATGGCCACCAACTCCGGCACCGACAAAAAGTCGATCTGCTGGGAAGAGCACCAGCATGGCGTCAATGTGGTGACAGGCGCAGTCGAGGATGACAGCACATTCGCCTTCATCTGCTCTTTGGATGAGGGCGATGATTGGGAGAATGACCCGAGCTGCTGGGTGAAGGTGAACCCGCTTTTGGGCGTCACCATCGATGAGGAATATCTCACCAAGGTGGTGAACCAGGCCAAGATGATGCCGGGCAAGCGCAACGGCATTGCGCGACTGCATTTTTGCCAGTGGACGCAATCGGTGACGGCTGCGATCCGGCGCGAGGCCTGGGTGGCCTGTCATGGCGATGTGGATCCCGAAGAGCTGACCGCGCAGGGCTATCCCTGTTTTGGCGGGTTGGATCTGAGCCAGGTGCGCGACTTCTCGGCGCTGACCCTCACCTGGGTGCTCGATGCCACCAAGGACGCCGAGCGCCTGGTCTCCAAGACCTGGTTCTGGACGCCAGAGGGCACGCTGATGGAGCGGGCGGCGCGCGATCAGGCCCCCTATGATCTCTGGGTGCGGCAAGGGTTTATCGAGGCAGTGCCGGGGGATCGGCTTAAATACCCCTGGCTGGCCGACGCGCTGGCGGATCTCACCTCGCGCTATCAGCCGGAGGTGATTGCCTGCGATCAGTATGGCCTGGAGCGTCTCAAAGACAGTCTGACGGAAAAAGGCCTGGTGCTGCCCACGGAGGTGCATCCGCAAGGCTTTCAGAAGCGGGTGCTGGAAAAGGTGCCGGATCCCACCAATCCGGGGCACGAGGTGGAGATCTATCTGTGGATGCCGGATTCCATCAACAAGCTGGAAAACGCCATCTACGACGGCCGCCAGACCGTGGCGCAGAACCCGCTCCTGGACAGTATGGCGGCCTCGGTGACCTATGCGGAGAACCGCACAGGGCACCGGATGTTTGACAAGGAAAAGGCCCATGGCCGCATCGACGGCATGGTCTCGCTGGCGATGTCAGCGGGGATTGCGCTCTGCCGCGAGCGAGCGGGCAAGGAACACTCGCCCTGGGGCGATGAGGACTACTCTTTGGAGGATATGCTGTGGGATTGATGGGGTGGCGCAGGCGCGTGGTGGTCGAAGGCGCAGGCCCGCCAGAACAGCGCGCCGAGGTGGTGGACAGTGGCGAGGCGGCGATTGCACAGGTGCTCTCCGGCGAGGTGGGCGAAGGGGTGAGTATGCGCGAGGCGCTGTCGCTTCCGGGCGTCTGGGCGGCGATCAACTTCCTGTCGGCAGCCATGGCCGGTCTGCCGATCGAGGTCTTTGAGGCCACTGCAGATGAGGGCGGCGACAAGAAGCTCAAGGGCGGTGTGGTGAATGTACTGGGCGCGGCGGTGAATGACAGCACCACGTCGTTCAGCTGGCGCGAGACCTTCTTTGCCGAGGTCTTTGGCCCCGGGCGCGCCTACACTTACATCGAGCGCAACGCTCAGGGGCGTGTCATCAATCTGTTTCCGATGGAGTATCACCGCACCACGGTGCGCAAGGATCAGGGGCGGCTCTTTTATGACTACCGCGAGCCTTCGGGGCGGGTGAAGACCTACCCGGGCCGCGATGTGATCGACATCGCCTTTTTGCTGAAGCCAGATCATGTTGGCAGCCACAATCCGGTGATGACCTGCGCCAGCGCCATCCGCCAGGGGCTCAATGCCAATCGCTATGCGCTGACGGTCTTTGGCAAAAACGGCGTGCCGCCTTATGTGCTGACAGGGCCATTCCAGGCCGCAAAGGAAATGATGCGCTCGGCGGCGGATCTGATGCGGGTGACGCGGCGGGCGGCGGATGAGGGAAAGCCGGTGCTGCCGCTGCCAGCGGGGCACGAGCTGAAGCGGCTCGGCGATGATCCGGAGAAGATGCAGCTCACCCCTGTGCAGGTCTTTGCGGTGGGGCAAGTGGCGCGGATCTATCAGCTGCCACCGGTGTTCCTGCAGGAACTCAGCAAGGGCAACTACAACAATATCGAGCATCAGGATCTTCACCTGGTCAAACACACGCTGCGGCGCTGGGTGAAGAAGTTCGAACAGGAGCTGACGCTAAAGATCTTCGGGCGCGGCTCCAAACGCTATGTCAAACTGAACCTCGACGGCATGATGCGGGGCGACTTCAAGACCCGGATCGAGGCGATTGTCAAAGCGATCCAGAATGGGCTGATGACCCCCAATGAGGGGCGCGCGCTGGAAAACCGCCCGCCGCTGCCTGGGGGTGATGTGCTTTTGGTACAGGGCGCCACCGTGCCGATTGAGCTGGCGGGCAAGGCCTTTGCCAAAGGGGCGGTTGCGCCAGAGCCAGATGACGATGCCGATCCTGACGATCAGGACGGCAACGCGGAACCCAACACAAACTAACGGAGGCTTGGATGAGCGATCCAACACGCGAGGTGCGCTATTGCGCCGTCGCGCCCATTGAGCTGCGCGAAGACACAGACAAACCGCTGGCGGTCACAGGCTATGCGGCGGTGTTTGGCGAACGCACTGCCATCGGCCCGCTCGATACATGGGGCTGGGAAGAGGTGGTGGAGGCCGGGGCCTTCAGTGCCGCCCTGGACCGGCGCGATGATGTGACCTTTTTGATCGACCATGAGGGCCTGCCACTGGCGCGCACCAGCTCCGGCACATTGAGGCTGTCGCAGGATCAGCGCGGCTTGCGGGTGGAGACGGAGCTGGACCGGGATGATCCGGATGTGCAGCGGATCCTGCCCAAGATGCGGCGCGGCGATCTCTCAAAGATGAGCTTTGCCTTCATTGCCGAGAAAGAGACCTGGGATGAGAGCGGCGCGCATGCGCTGCGCAGCATTGGCTCGGTACAGCTCTTTGATGTCTCGATCGTGACCGACCCTGCCTATCAGGGCACAGAGATTGGCCTTCGCTCCAAAGCGGCGGCTCTTGGCGGTGGCGCGCTCTCTGTGCGCCGCCGGATGCAGATGCGCGGGCGTCTGTCGGGGCTGCGCTGATCGGCGCTTTGTCCTGCCCTTTTCCATGCCGCGCCTTGGGCAAGCGCACACCCCCACATCCAATGAGGATATCATGAGCAAGATCAAAGAACTGCGCGAACAGGCGCAAAAACTTCTCACCGAGGCCACCAGCCTTCGCGATGGGATCACCGACAAAACACCGCTGGAAGAGGCGCGCGCCGCCAATGACAAGTTCGACGCGATGATGGATCAATACGACGGGCTCATCAAAGAGGCCGAGCGCGAAGAGCGGGCCATGAAGGCGCAGCGCGAGGCCGAGGAACGCCGCGCGCAGGAAGAGCGTGAAGCGCGCGAAAGCCGCCGTCCGGGGCAGGATGAGACCCGCCATCAGCCCGATGGGGATGTAAGCGAGGAATACCGCGAGGCCTTCCGGCTTTACCTGGCCACCGGGGCCGATCTCTCGGAGCTCGATCGCGAAGCGCGCGAGGCCCTGCGCCGGGGCTATCGCGAAGACCGGGCGCAAAACGCGGGCACCGGGGCGCAGGGCGGCTTTTTGGTACCCACCACTCTGGCGGGCTTTATCAATGTGGCCGCTGCCGCCCATGGCCCGATGATGGATGGGCAGATCGCCACGGAGATCAACCTCGCCAATGGCGCACCGTTTGACCTGCCGACGGTGGATGACACCACCCAGGAGGCCAATCCGCACAGCGAAGGCGATGAGGGCGTGGATGATGACAGCGGCGACATCGCGCTTGGCAAGACCACATTGCTGGCCTATGCGCTGGCCACGCCATGGATCAAATGGTCCTTTGAGCTCGCGCAAGACTCCGCCTTTGGCTTTGAGCCACTTCTGGGCAAGCTGATTGGCGAGCGGATCGGGCGCAAAGGCAATGCCTGGCTCACCACCGGCAGCGGCAACAATGAGCCTCTGGGCTTTGTGACCGGCGCGCCGGTGGGCCATGTGGCAGCCGCCACCAATGCGCTCACCTTCGATGAGATTTTGGATCTCGAGCATTCGGTGGACCCGGCCTATCGCGGTGGGCCCAAGGTGCGTTACCAGATGCATGATCAATCGGTGAAGGCGCTGCGCAAGCTCAAGGATGGCAATGGCCGCTATCTGTGGTCCGATGGCGATGTCACCAAGGGTGTGCCCGCCACGCTCAACGGGCGGCCCGTCTCGTTTAACCAGGCGATGGCGCAGATCGGCGCGGGCACCAAACCCATCGCATACGGTGACTTCTCGGAATATTACGTGCGCAAGGTGGGCAATCCGCTCCTCGGTGTGGCGCGCGAGAAGTTCTTCCCCAACCTCGCCATCATGGGTGTGCATCGCATCGATGGGGCCCCGGCACAGACCAAGGCCATCAAGGTCCTTCAGATGAAAGCGGCCTGAGCCATGGCGATGGAGCGTCTTACCCCACCGGCAGAGATGCCGGTGGATCTCGCCCAACTGCGCGCGCATCTGCGGCTGGAAGAGGGCGAAGAGGATGGCCACCTGCAGCATTGTCTGGATGTGGCGGTGGCGCAGTTTGACGGCGACGATGGCGAGCTGGGCCTCGCGCTGGTGCATCAGGTCTGGCAACAGAGCTTTCCCCATGTGCCCGGGGCTGGTGGCTCGGTAGAGCTGATGCTGGGACCGGTGGCCTCGGTGGATCAGATCGAGGTCTACACGCCTGCGGGCACTTGGGATGTTGTCACATCGCCAGAGCTTTTTGAGCTGGGCGAGCGGTTCTATGTCCAGGCGCGCAACTGGCCCCGTCCGGGGCGCTGCCCGCTGCCCCTGAAGATCCGCTTTACCGCGGGCTTTGGCACGGCAGCCGATGTGCCCAAGCCCATCTGCCACGCCATTCTCTTGTTTGCCGCGCATCTCTATCAGGCGCGGACACCAGTGGTCTTGGAGGGCAAACCGGCAGAGATGCCCCTGTCGATCGCGCATCTGGTGGCCCCCTATAAAAGCTGGTGGCGGTGATGAGCATCACGCAGCGGGATCGCCGCATTCTCTTTCTTGAGGCACGGCGCGCGGAGAATGATGCGGGCGAAGAGGAGGTCATCGGCTGGGAGGTGCTGTTTTATCGCTGGGCGGCCTATGAGCCGGTGAGCGATGGCGAGCGGCTCCGGGCGGCGGCGGTGGAACAGCGCAGCGATGCGCGGTTCCGGGTGCTGTGGTCCGGGCCCATGGTGCAGATCACCGGCGCGCATCGGCTGCGGTTTGACGGCGCAGATTGGCAGATCACCGGCCTCAAACAGCGCGGCTTTAAAGGTGAGATCGAGATCACCGCCTGGAAGATCCCGGAGGTGTCTTGATGGCAGTTAAGATGAAGATCGAGGGCGCTGGCGACATTGAGCGCGCGTTGGCGGCACTGCCGCGTGGCACCGCCAAAGGGGTGATGCGGCGCGCCATGAAGAAGAGCCTCAAACCGGTGGCGCAGATGGCGGAAGCGGCCTCGCCCTTCGCCATTGCTGTGACGTCCAAGCTCACCGCGCGGCAGGCGCGTGAGGCGCGCAGGGATCGGGGCCGCAGCAAGGTTGTGCTCTACGTGGGGCCGGTTGAGCCGGATGGCGGTGATGCTCCGCATGCGCATCTCTATGAGTTTGGCACCGGCCCGCGCGTGCAACGCTCCACGGGACGCGCCACCGGGGCGATGCCCGCGCGGCCGTTCCTGCGCCCGGCTTGGGATACGAGCCAGGCCATGATGCTGGCGACACTCAAGCGCGAGGTCTGGGACGAGATTGAAAAAAGCCTGGAACGGGCCCGGCGCAAGGCGACGCGCAGTTGAGTATGGAGCGCGAGGTGAGAGAGGCTCTCAAGCGTCTCGGTTATCCGGTTGTTTGGGGGGCGTTTGACAAAGAGGTGGACTTCCCCCGGATCACCCTGCAGCGGATCTCCAATGTGACGGATTACGCTCTCAAAGGGCGCTCGAATGTGGAGACTGCCCGCGTGCAGGTGAACGTCGCCTCAAAGACCTATGGCAAGCTTCTCACGCTTGTCCCGCAGATCTCCCAGACGCTCACCGATTTGCGCGGCGGATCAGTGATCCGCATCAAAGAACTCTCCCGGCGGGATGCTCTGACAGAGACCGGCGGCGAAGTGATCCGGCAGCAGATGCTGGATATGCAGGTGCGCTACCGCGCCTGACCTTGCCGGGCGACCGGCGTTTGCAAACAGTTTGAAAGGATAAGGCAATGGCAGAGAATGTCATCGCAGGCGATCTGGTGGACGTTGAATGGTCCGCAGATGATGTCGATGGGAACTTCGTGGTCATCAAGGGCTGCAAGACCGTGGGGATCCCGGAGGAAAACCCCGAGTACCGCGACCGCACCTCGCTCGACACCCCGGGGCGCACCCGCGAATACGGCGTTGGTCTTACCGAGGTTAGCGAGTTGACCCTGAGCTGCTTTTACTCGGCTGATCTCTATGAGCAGGCGCTCGCCTTCAAGGGCTCGGGTGTGCCGGTGTTCTTCCGGGTGAAGCTGCCAAAGGTCGGCGGGCAGGCCACCAATGGCGATGTCTTCAAATACAAGGCCTTCGTCAGTCCCTCGATCCCTGCCGTCGACCAGGATGGCGATCTGATGACGGATCTGAAGCTGCGCCCCACGGGCCTCATTGACTGGACGAAAGGCGCATAAGACATGATCCCTGCAGCAACTCTGAAGGTGGGCAAGACAACCCACAAACTGCGCCTCACCACGGGCGCGCTGATGCGCTTTGAAGAGGACAATGAAGGCCAGCCCTTCGATGGTCTTCTGGACCGGCTGATCCAGGGCACCGGGGGCATCAAGCCGATTGTCTCGGTGCTCTCTGCCGGTCTGGACGATGGCAAGGGTGTCTCCAAGGATGAGGCGATCGCGATGATGGACGCGGCAGGCGGTGCGCGCAAAGTTGTGCCCTTCATTGCCGAGGCCATCGCCAAGGCCTTCCCATCCCCGGCGCCAGAAGAGGACGGGGATGACGCGGCGGGAAAGGCCGCCCGCCCGGCGGGGGCGTAGACTGGGCGGCGCTCTTTGCCGCCTGGTGTGAGCTTGGCGCGGCCCACGCCGATTTTTATGGCCTCACCTTGCGCGAATACGACCTCATCACGCGGGCTAAGATCCGGGCCAAGGATGCAGAGGTGGAGGCGCGCCGGGTGCTCAACCAGGAGCTCGGCCTTCTGGTGAGCCATGCGTTCCACAGTCCCAAGACCATGCCGGATTTTACCAAGGCAGCGGGCCGCAAGGGCCGCAGCCCCTCTGACGCCGCGCAGGATGTCGAGAAGCTGCGCGCGAGTCTGATGACGATGCACTTCCAAAGCAAGAAAGGGCGGTAGATGTCCGCAGTAATTGGCGCGCTGCGCGGCGTGCTCTCCATGGATTCCGCCGCCTTTGAGACGGGCGCAAAGCGGGCCAAAGCCACCATGGGCACAGTCGAGCGGCGCATGGTGGCCCTGGCGGGCAAGATGGAGGGGGCCGGGCGTCGCATGGCGCTTGGCCTCACCCTGCCGATCGCGGCGGCAGCGGGCGTTGCGGTGCGCTCAAGCCTCAAAGTGGTGGATGCGCAAGCCAAGATGGCGCAGTCGCTCGGCACCACGGTGGCCTCGATGCAGGTGCTCGAGCGCGCAGCGGATCTCTCTGGGGTCTCCATGGGCGAGATGCAGCAGGCCACGCTGCAGCTCACCAAACGGCTGAGCCAGGCGGCGGGCGGCAGTGGTGCCGCGGCCAAGGCGCTCGATCGGTTGAACCTCAGCGCGACCGAACTGCAGGCACTGCCACTGGATGAGCGCCTGTCGCAGATCCAATCGGCGCTTGCGGCTTATGTGCCAGAAGCCGAACGGGCGGCGGTGGCCTCGGATCTCTTTGGCAGCCGCGCGGGGCTGATCTTTACACGCATCGATGGCGCGGCGCTGCGCATCGCGACAGAGGATGTCAGCCGTTTTGGCCTGGCCGTCTCGGAGGTGGATGCGGACCAGATCGAGCTCACCAATGATGCGCTGTCGCGCATGAGCCTCGCCGGGCGCGGCCTCGCCAATCAATTGACGGTGGCCCTTGCGCCCAGCCTGCAATCGCTGGCGGATGGGTTTGCCTCTGTCGCTGCGTGGTTTGCCGCGCTGGATGAGGGCTCAAAACGCCTCACGGCGGGGATTGCTGCAACCGTGGCAGCGGTCGGGCCGCTTACGCTTGGCCTTGGTCTGTTGCTGCGCACCACCGCGCCCGTGGTTCAGGGCATGCTGTCGCTGGCCACGGCGGCGCGCACCCTTGGGGTTGCGCTGACGCTTGCGACGGGCCCATGGGGCATTCTGGCCGCGCTGGTGGCGGGCACCGCGGGCTACTTTCTTGTGTTCCGCGACAATGCCGAGACCCTGCCGACCCCGCTTGAAGAGGCCACCAAGGCGCAACAGGCCCTGAGCGGGGCGATGGGGCTCTTTTATGAGACCTCCGCTCCCTCGGCGGCAAAGGCTGCGGTGGAGACCGCGACCAAATATTACGAATACGCCAAGGCCGCGCGGGAAGCGGCAGCCGCCAATATCGCGGTTCTTCAATCCGAGCTTGCCATGCAGCAAGGGGTGAATGACGGGCTGAAGTTCGGCAACTTCTTTGGAGACGATGAAGAAGACCTGATCTTGGAGGATCTGGCGGCGGCGCGCGCAGAGCTCGCCAAGGCCGAGCGTCTCCTGGAGGATGCGCGGCGCAAGCAAAAACAGGCGGCAACCGCTGTCACCGGCGGTACCCTGCGCCAGTCGGAGGCAACGCAGGATCTCAGCAGCAACCTGTCGGTGGCGGTGGAGACCACGGCGGACCTTGGCTCTGCCATGGGCCAGACCAAGATCGAGGCGGAGGATCTGGCAGAGGGGTTGCAAACGGATCTGCCGCCCGCGATCTCTGGTGTGGCGCAGGCCTTTGGGGATCTGGTCGGGCGGGGCTTTCGGGACTTCAAAGACTTCTGGGGAGATCTGAAGCGCCTCGCGAAGCGTGAGCTTGCCAATCTCGCCGCGCTTTTTGCGCAGAACCAGCTGAAGGTCGCGCTTGGGATCTCTCTCTCGGGCGCGGGCACCGCAGCCAATGCGGCGGGCTCCTTCCTTGCGGGCTCTGGCGGCGGCGGTGGTCTGATGCCCGGTCTTTTGGGACAGGCTGCAACGGGGCTCTTTGGCGGCAGCAGCCTGCTTGCGGGGCTTGGGGGTGGCTTCCAGGCGTCACTGGGGTTGGGCGGCTTTACCAGCGCGGGGATCTTCAACATCGCCACCAATGCGGCATTGGCGTCGGCCGCGACAGGGGCGAGCGCGCTGGTGTCGACCATCGGCGCGGCGCTGCCCGTGGTCGGGATCATCGCCGGGGGTCTTGCGCTGTTGTCCAAGGCCTTCGGGCGCAAGTTCGAGTATTCCGCCCTGGAAGGCACCATCGGGGCCGATGGGTTTGATGGCTACACCCGCGATTTTTACAAAGGCGGGTGGTTCCGCAGCAATAAGACGGTTTATGGCGCTGTTGATCCGGTGGTGGATACCGCGTTGGATCAGCAGGTCGAGGGGCTGACCTCAAGTCTTCTGTCGATGTCAGAGGCGCTGGGACTTGGCTCCGATGCGCTGGCTGATTTTGAGGGCTACACGCTCTCGGTGATGACCTCGGGGCGCACGCAGGAGCAGATCCAGCAGGATATCGCGGATCACATGGCGGCAGCCACGGAACAGATGGCCGATCTGATCCTCGGCACCGATGCGTTCAGTCGCGCGGGCGAAAGCGCCTCGGAGACGCTCTCGCGCCTGTCGGGGAGCCTCTTGGCCGTCAATGACGCCATGGATCTCTTGGGGGCGGCGGCTTTTGATGTGTCGCTCGGCGGGGCAGATCTGGCCTCTGATCTGGTCGAGAAGTTTGGCGGTGCGGATCAACTCGCGGCCTCGGTCTCCGGTTACTTCTCCGGGTTCTACACCCAAGCGGAGCGCAGCGAGGTTCTTCTGCGGCGTCTGCGCGAAGAGTTTGAGGCCCTGGGGATCAGCATGCCGGCCTCGCGCGATGCCTTCCGCGAGATCGTGGAGAGCCTCGATCTGACCACGGAGGGAGGGCAAAATCTCTATGCAGAGTTGCTGCGTCTTTCCGGGGCGATGGATGAGGTGCTGCCACAGATCGGATCCTTCACGGCTGAACTCAGCGGCATGGCACAGGAGATCGGCGGGGAGATCGGTGTTCAGATCGATGCGGCGCGCGACATGGTGAGCGAGGCGCGCGCGGCTGCGGGGGAATGGCGGCGCACGGCAGAAGGGTTGCGCGGGTTTGTCTCGGATCTCTTGGCCACAGACCTGAGCGCAGCCAGCGGGGCCCAAAGCGCAGCGGCGCAGCGGTCGCGGCTGGATGCAGCCTTTGCCGGGGTGCAGGCGGGCGATGCAACGGCAGCCGCAGATCTTCCCGGGCTCGCGCGCACCTATTTGCGCAGCGCGCGCGAGGCGGCGGGTTCGGATCTGGAATATCGCCGGATCGCGGCAGAGGTGCAGGCGCAACTCAGCTTTGCGGCGGGTGTGGCGGAGCTTGAGGCCGGAAACGATGAGGTTCTGGCCGGGCTCTACGCGCAGCAGATCGAGGTCCTGACCTCGCTAGGCACCTTCCTGCAGCTTGAAGGGCTGACCGCAGATCAGGTGGCCAATCTCAGCGACGGGGTGCAGGCGCTCGCGGAGGATTGGGATGGCACGGTGGCCGCCTTTGAGGCGTCCATGTCGGCGCTCGAGAGCGCCATCGAGACTGCCGAAGGCTTCAGCTATGACGACCTGGTGGGCGCGCTCGATGTTGCGGTGACACTGGATGAGACCGCGCCGCGCTGGCTGCGACGGCTGGTGGGGTCTGCGGATGAGGGCATCCGCACCACGCTCGATTTTATCATCCGCCGGGATGATCTGACACCCGCCGATCGCTGGATCGCAACGCAGGCGCTCTCAGAGCATGTGGCCACGCTCAATCTGGTGCTGGGCGAGGATCTCGATCGCGGCAGTCGCAGGCTTGCGCTGACCACGGCTGCGGATCTGCGCCGCCGCTTGATGCTGGATCTTGGGCGCGATCTGGATCCCGAGACCCGCGCGCTGGTGCTCACCCGTTCTGCCAACCTGTCCCGCCGGGTGAATGTGGCGCTGACCACGGAAGGGGCTGACACGGTCGCGCGGCTGACGCGGCTTTCCGAGCTCATTGGGGGGCGACGCGGCGGCGGTCGGCTGACCTTTGACGGTGGCGTTGTTCTGGAGGCGGGGGACGTCTTTGCCGATCTTGCCAGCCAAACCGAACGCCTGCGCGCGCCCTTGGATCGGCTGCGGGAGATGCTGGGGGCGCTGCGCGATGCGATTGACGCCGATCGACAGGACAGAAAGCTGCAGCTGCGCCTGACGCGCCTGCAGGCGCGCGGCGAAACGGTCCTCGCGCGCACTCAAAACGGTCAGGATGTGGTCGATCGCTTCAATGCGCTGCGCGCCCAATATGGTGTTGGGCTCGCGGGCCATGACGCCACGGTCACCGTTGGGGAGCGCGGCTATATCACGCCCTCTTTTGAGTCCTACAGTGGCGGCGATGTCGTCGGCTTTTGGGACGCGCTGCGAGAGACCTTCGGGACCAGCGTGATCGGCGATGTGTTCCGCCGCTCCAATGAGCAAACCCGGGCGGCTTATGAGCGCGCGCAGCAGTTGCGCCAACAGATCCGCAGCCTTGGTGGCATTCCGGCCTTTCGGCAGGGCGGCGCGCACCAGGGCGGCGCGCGGATCGTGGGCGAGGCAGGCTGGGAGATCGAGCACACCGGACCCTCGCGGATCCACAGCCACGCGGAGTCGGTGGCAATGCTCGACAACCGGCCTCTGACCAAAGGGGTGGCGGAGCTGACCCGCCATGTGGTGGCGCAGGGTCAGGTGGTTCAATTGCTGCTGAACAAACTGGCAAGCAAAGTGGACGATTGGGATGACTTTGGTCTGCCCGGGGAGCGGCGCTGATGGACTTCAACATGATTGCGCCCATGCCCGTGGGGGATGCGGAGCTGGTTGCCTCCAATATCGCCGAGGAAGATCACCCGGAATGGGCCGCTGGCACAGCCTATGCCAAGGGCGATCGGGTGATCTCGACCCTGACACACCGGATCTATGAGAGTGTGCGGGACGCCAACCAAGGCCATGATCCGGTGGTGGATGATGGCAGCAACTGGCTGGACATCAGCGCCACCAATCGCTGGCGGGCGTTTGACCAGCGCCGGTCCAATACGGCGCGGCAAGCGGATCGCATCACCTATTCGGTGGTGCCGTCGCAGGATTGTGACGCGATCGCGCTTTTTGGGCTGCGCGCAGGATCGGTGCGGATCGAGGTCTGGGATGGCGCGGCCCGGATCTATGACCAGACCTTTGCGATGGTCGATAGTGGCCATGTGGTCAGTGCCTATACCTGGTTCTTTGGCGGGATCGTCTATGCGCGCCAGAAGGTTCTCAATGGGTTCCCGGGCTACATCGGCCATCGCATCGACATCACGATCGACGCCACCGGCGGTGAGGCTGAGGTGGGCCATATCGTGCTGGGGCGCAATCATATCCTGGGGCGGGTGCAGAACCTGCCGCGCGCGCAGTTCGTGAGCCACAGTCGCAAGGGCTATGATGACTTTGGCAATGAGATTCTGGTCAAGCGTGGCTCGACGCGCAAGTTCGACCTGTCGCTTTTTGTGCCAACGGTCCAGGCGCAGCGCGTGATGGATATCGTCGCTGAGATCGACGGTCTGGCGACTGCGTTTTACGTGACCGGCACGTCCCCCTCTTACGGCATTGAGGGCCTCGGCTTCATCGATGACCACAGCCAGCCTTTGGATGTTGCGGGCGAGTCCGTCTTTCCGCTGATTATCAAAACCCTGAAATAGGAGAGTGCCAGCATGAGCATTCCAAGCTTCTCGGCGTTTCCCGAGATCCCGCAACGCAGTGCGCCGGAGGCGGATTTTGACGCCAAGATGTATGCGCTGTTCAACCACTTTGCGACCACGCACCGCGCCGAACTCCTGGCCTTCATCCAGTTTTTGGAAACAAACTCCACCGTGATCGGGGCCGCGCTGAATGGAACTACAATTGGCCTCAACACGCCAGCCGCTGCGAAGTTCACGGATCTTGAGGCCCCGCTTTTGGTTCTCAACAACGCTCAGTCTGGAGTTCAGGCGAAACTGGAGGCCAGCGCCTCAGACTTGAATGTCGCGACACTGTCCGACCATCCGATTGACTTCCGCCCCAATGACATTCGGAGCCTGTTGCTCCAGACCAATGGCGACAAGACCTTCTACAGCACAGCGGGCGATGTGATCGCCAACTTGAAGAATGACGGGCGTCTGGGGGTAAACTGTACGCCCAACGATCATTTGCACGTTCATGAGCCATCAAACGGACCAACCGTCCTGCGCCTCTCCAACAATGAGGGAAACGTGAGGATCTTGCAGGATCAGTTCGGCAATCTGACCTTTAATCAGAATGGCCGCGTCGCGCATTTCTTCGATGACTATGGTCGGATGGACATCTACGGAGACAACAGCAACAACAATCACAAGCTGGGCGTCTATACCGAGAACCTCAGCTTCGACAACAACATCCAGCGGATCGTGGCAGATCGTCCGGGCGGCTCCGGGTTTGATTTTCTGTCCTGCTTTGCCAATAACGCGGCAAGCGCGGATATCGAGTTCCGTTTCAGGGGAGACGGCCAAGCCTTTGCCGATGGCTCCTGGAACGGTGGCGGTGCGGACTATGCAGAGTTCTTTGAATGGTCTGATGGAAACGCAAGCGGCGAGGACCGGCGCGGCGTCTCGGTGGTTCTTGATGGGGCCATGATCCGCCCGGCGCTCTCCGGCGAGGATCCCATCGGTGTAATCTCCGCCAATCCCTCTGTGATCGGGGATGCAGACATAGATCGCTGGAAAGAGAAGTATCTGCGCGATGCGTTCGGCTCCTACATCATGGAGGATTTTGAGGTTTTGGAATGGGAAGTCCTGCGCCCGACCCAAGACCCGGAAACCGGCGCATTCAGCGGGCAGTTCGTCACCCGGCAATACCCGGCGGTTTCCGTGCCAGAAGGCATTGTCGTCCCAGAGGATGCCACCCGCACGACCTTGCAGCGGCGCACATTGAACCCGGCATGGAACCCCGACGAGGAATACATCCCGCGCTCTGAGCGCCCCGAATGGGCCACCGTGGGGCTCATGGGCAAGCTGCGGCTGCGCAAAGGTCAGCCGGTAGCGCCGACCTGGATCAAGATGCGCGACGTCTCATCGGAGGTGGAAGAATGGCTGATCAAGTGAGCGCAACAGCATCTGCCCTCGTGTTGGTTCAGTCGGAGGCCTGAGAGGATGACCATGATTGAAAACAGCGATCGGGGGATCACGTTGAACAAATCCCTCGCCTGGACCGTGGCCTGCGGTTTGGTGGGCGCCGGGCTGTGGGTCGGCATTCAGGTGGCCACCTTGCGCGGAGAGACCGCAGGGCTCTCGCAGACCATCAACGGGCTGCGGGTGGATCTCACCGCCTCTGAGGCCCGCCAAGCGGCGCTTACCTCACGAGTGCGCGCCAATGAGACGGCGCTGGCCCGTCAGGATGAGCGCCTGTCGCTGATCCTCTCTACCCTCAACAAGATCGACAATCGGCTTGAGCGCATGGAGCGCCAGCCGCTGCGCTGATCCTTCCCCAACATTCTGAACCCCCAAAGCCCGCCTGCGGGCTCTTTTGACATGGAGATCCCCATGACCCTCATCCCCGATTGGAAATCCACTCTCACCCGCGCCTGGTCGGTGCGGCTCTTGATCCTTGCGGCCCTGATCTCGGTGCTGCCGGTCTTTGTCTCGCTGGTCAGCCCGGATCTGCTGGGCCTCGATCCCCTGGTCTTTGCAGCCATCGCTGCCCTGGTGAACCTCATCGCCATCCCCGCGCGGATCCTGGTGCAGCCAACCTCCGGCCTGTGGTCCGCCTTCCGGCGCGATGAAAGCGGGGCGGTTCGTAAGAAAACCCTCGGCGTGCTTGCTGCCGGAGGTTTGGCGCTGGCCTCGGCGGTCAGCTTCATTGGTGAATGGGAAGGTCTGCGGACAACTGCCTACCGCGATATCGTCGGCGTCTGGACCGTCTGCTTTGGCGAGACCAAGGGTGTCCGTCCCGGTGATAGCTACAGCAAGGCCGAATGTGACGCGAAGCTGGCGCGCGAGATCATCGCCTATGAGGCCGCGCTCGATCGATGCCTGACCTTTGATGTGCCCACTGGCATGAAGGTGGCCTTGGTGTCTTGGACCTACAATGTCGGCCCTGGTGCCGCCTGCCACTCTACCCTTGTGCGCAAGGCCAATGCGGGCGATCTCACCGGCGCTTGCAATGAGCTCCCACGCTGGAACCGTGCAGGGGGACGGGTAATCCGCGGCCTCACCAACCGGCGCATGTCAGAGCGCGCCATGTGCTTGAAGGCGCTCGAGGCGTGAGAGGGACCACCGTTGTAGCAGCCCTTGCGTTGATCTCAGTGATCGCGGGCTTTGCCTATCAGCGCGGGGCTTTAGACTGTCGCGCCAGCTATCAGGCCCGCGTGCTCGAACAGATCGAGCGCGCCAACCGCCTCGATCGCGCCCGCATCGCCAGTGAGCGCGCCCGCGTCGCCCTCGCCAGAACCCTTGAGGAGAAAGCCCATGCGGATCCTATTGCCGTGCCTCGCTGCCTTGGCGTTGGCCGGGTGCGGCGGCTTAACCACCTCCGTTGAAACCGCAGATCCTTGTGAGGAGCCGGTGCTGCTGCCGGGGCGATGGCTGTCAGATCAGGAGGTCGAGCTCCTATGGGCACGGGATCGGCGCGCGCTACTGGATTGTGCTGGGAAGGTCGAGGTGCTCAGTGGGAGGGGGGGCAATACAGCTTGAAGCAGGTTTGTCGGAGACAGCGACAACGGTGCGGCTCAATCGGAGTGCGGACAACTGCAACTAAACTGAAGTTCGCGATCTACAGAACTCAAATGCTGCCACACCATAGTCTCGAACCTGCTGCCTGGGGATTTCAGAAGCGCTGAGATACGGCACAGGCGTGATGGCAACCTCCGGGTTCACCGAACGCTATTGCCAGAATCTTGTCAGTGTAAAGTGTTTGCGGAACACATGAGACGCGCTAACCTGAGGCGAAACACTTGTCTCGCTAGGTTCCGATGTTTTTTCGATATATTTTTTTCTCTTTTCTGATCTTCGTTTCGAACACCGCATTTGCACAATCATGGTTCGTAACCGGCAACTCCGCTCAGGTATGTCCGTCTAATTCAGAAAAACCGTGTGCTAAGGTGACCTGCGATAGCGACGGCAGTCTGTACTTGTTTGTAGAAGAACAGGAATTGAGAGGCTCCGGTCGACGGCACATGGAAGTTCCAAGATATGGAACTATGTGGGTCGATCCGAACAACCCGGAAGACGACTATCTCAAGTTCAGTTTCGACGGACACACAGCGGACGCGCTCGGCTGGTTCAAGGCGGGTAGCAGTTTTTCTTTATCGTCCGGGAGTTTCAAACGAATCTACTCTTTGAAAGGTAGTTCGAAAGCGATTAGCCAAGTCCAGGAGACGTGCAGCCGAATGGCGCGCGAGAATGCCCCTGCCCCTGATACATTTTCAGGAAGGCGTACTCGCTACTCTGACGAAGCCAGTATCGACTTTGAAATCGGAACCATTACTGAGGGCGAGTTCAAGCCCACTGCACAAATGGACTTGCCAGGGTACGATCTTCGGAGTGGCCTTGATGACCCAGCGCTCAAC